TTCTTTATAGGTATGATTAATCGCAAGTAAAGGAATATTTTTCATTGCAAGATATGGAGTTACCATTCTAAAAAGTCCTTTTAGTGCTTTAGCACGTGACATATCTGCCACAGACTTTTCATTCTTAGCGTCTTCAAGTTCTTTCTTTGATGCAAGGTTACCGACTGAATCAATAACTACAATAACATCATCTTCACGTTGAAGCTCTTCAAGCTGAGAAATAATATCAAACTTTAATTCTTCAACATTAGTAATAGGTGTATGTAAAACACGCGAAGTGTCAATATCAAATTGCTGAAAGTATGATTGTGGCGAGCCAAACTCTGAATCATAAAATAGCATGATTGCGTTTGGTTTTGCCTTCATATACGCTGAAGCCATCATAAGCGCAAATGATGATTTAAAGTGCTTACTTGGACCAGCAAGTACCGTAAGACCTGGTGTTAAACCACCGTCTAAACGGCCAGATAGCGCCACATTTACCATTGGAACTGGAGTAGTGACCATATCTTTTTCGTTGAAGAACTTACTATCTGAAAGCGTATCAGTAAACTTTAGCTTTGAGTTCTTTTTTAATCTATCCATTATGGATGACATATATTACCTCGTTCTATCTTATTAATATTATATATTATATCATACATAGTACTAATTGTACATATTAATTTTGTAATAATCTAAATACCAATCAATAAAATTATTGACGCCCTCTTCAATTGATACAATGGGCTTATAACCAATTAGGTTTTGTAGTTTAGTTGTATCTGCCCATGTCATAGGAACATCGGCTGGATGCTTTGGTTGATAATCAATAATAGCTTTTCTATCAAGCTTTGACTCAATTGCTTTAATAAAGTCCATAAGCTTAACTGGCTCGCCTCGACCAATATTAAATATTTCACTGAATTTTTTGCCTTGTAAAGAAATATGGTACGATAAAACGCCAATTACTCCATTAGCAATATCATCAACATATGTAAAGTCACGAGTCATGTTTCCGTTATTGAAAGCAATAATTGGTTTTCTTTCGATGATACCCTTCGTAAAAAGGAATAGCGCCATATCTGGGCGACCGTATGGTCCATACACCGTAAAAAAGCGAAGGCCAGTTGTGCGTGAAAGATTGGAGTGCATAAATTGACATTCGTTTGAACGCTTAGACCATCCATATGGATTATTTTGATGGCCTGGCAAATCTTGTTCATTCCATGGCAGTGGTTGACCATGCATAACACATGAGCTTGAAGCGTATACTACATCATGAATATTTAACTCTTCGCACACTTCAATTAAGTTTTGAGTACCATGTATATTTGTGTCAATGTATGGACGTGGCTCACGAAGAGAATGTCTTGGATTTGCGTAGGCAGCCAAATGTAAAACTACATCTGGGTTAGCTTCTTTAATTCCTGCCCTTAATGCATCCTTATCTAAAATATCATAGTGGCCAATCTGAACTCTTAGCTTACTTAGCTTTTTAGCTCTAGCCTTTTTTAAAAGTGGATCATAATAATCATTATAATTATCGCAACCATAAACGTCATGGCCTTGTTGAACTAACATTTCTGCAGTGCGCGCGCCAATCATACCAGCTAAGCCCGTAATAAAAACTTTCATTATGTCATATCTCCTATCTGAAAAAATTGTTCTAAATCATTTGTTGTGTTTTCGATAGGTGTATTTATGGAGATATCAATGATCTCTTTTACAACATCTGCGCCATCGGCGTGGCTTTTCCAAAACTCAAACGCCTGCTCTCGATAAATATCTCGTAAAAATGCATCATCTGAAAGATTTCTCATGATATGGGCGCACTCTTCCATATTATCCGAATCTAGAAAAATAGTTCCGCTTTCCTTTGATTCAATAACTGGATCGCCTGTTTTATGATGAATAACATGTTTACCAAAATGTTTATGGAAAATTGGTACTGTGCCACATGCAATTGGTTCTGCATGACAATTTTCGATATTATTCCCATACATATGTGGTTTTAAATGATAAAGATCTGAGCCAAAGGCAGATAGTGACATACGATTCATACAATCTACGTGTGTATATGGCGGATAAAGATAGACTTCTCCCGCGACTTCTTGGCCATGTAAATCCTCTGACCACTTTCCATCACTATATTCTTTTTCTGGACGAAAGTAGTTTGCGCATTGCCGACGATTTTCATATTCTTTATCTTTATATAAAACTCCTTTATAACCAATGCTCGCTTCAAGGCCTTCAAGTATTGTTGTATAATTCAAAGCTCGTAGCTGCTCATTATGAAAATCAATCATAAGCTGAGGACCTTTCCAGCCAGCTAGCCGGCCAATCCATCTTACTTCCCTTGGTTTCTGTTGGCTAACATCTTTCCAATATTTAGAACGATAGCCATCGAAATCAAACCCTAAACGCATTTTAAGAAGCGGTGTAGTAATATTTTCTTTTTTAGCCCATTCAGAAAATGGATTAGTCAATGCATGAGTCATAGCCACATCAACTTCATTAACAATTTCTTTTAGGTTTGCGTTACGTGCGATTGATTGTGCATTATGATCGACGTTAATAAACGATTTGCGCACTTTAATAAGACGCAATAGCTCTAGAAAATTATCCTGAGTTTCCTGTGGATGGCTTTTACTTGGTACTGAATATACCACGACTAAGTCATATGAGTTGAGTTGATTTATAAGGCTTGACTCAATACCCTTTTTTAGATTAAACTCGACATATTCTCCCGGAAACTCAATCTTTTTTCCACGTGGCCACTTCTTATCTACACATGATAGAATAGTAGCGCCAGATACGATTTGCATTTGAATAGCACACTGTGTTACGCCGCATCCTTCTGTTCCACGTCCAAGTATAATACCTATTTTCATAACAATATTTCTTCTTTTTTATATTCCAGTGTTTCAATATTCGTATTTGTTTTTTGTAGTATATTTAAGCTAGTATTCCATTCAGTATTCCAATAAGGATCGTCATAAAGATTGACATAAACAAATCGAGTAATTCCTGCAGCGATTAGGTGCTTCATACAATTAGGACATATAATAAGACCCCAA